GTAGAAGAAAGCGTAGAATATACCAGAGATATAAAGAATGGCCTAAAGGACGATATACTACGCATAGAGCAACAGACAGATCGCATTGAGGATATGGTGCGTAAATCTGAAGACAAAGTTAGGGACATGATAGATGGTGCGGAGGTACGCTTTGAAAATCAGCGTGAACGTGTTAGAGTTTCCCAAAGTGGTGCAATGAAAGAACTTGAAGAAACTTTGATGGATAAGTTGCAACGCGCATTGGACAACCCGTTAGCAGATTAGGATTATAACATGGATGAGTTTAAAAAATTTGACGTAGATGGCAATGGTAGCATAGACCAAGCCGAGTGGGATCGCATGGCTTTGGAAGATAGGCGTTTGCGAATGCAGGATGAAGACGCCCAACGTGATGCACAACGTAAGATGACATGGTACGCCCTGTCAGGGATGCTCCTATACCCCTTTGCGGTCATTCTAGCAGATGTATTTAGTTTAACTGAAGCCGCCAGAATATTAGGCTCAATGGCTTCAATTTACTTTGTATCTGTTGCTGGCATAGTGTCAGTATTCTTTGGTGCAAACGCATTAGCGAAAGGTAAACAAAATGATGAGTCTCGTAAGTAATTTAATAGGCCCTGTTTCTGGCCTGTTAGACAAAGTTATAGAAGATAAAGATCAGAAAGCACAGTTGGCTCACGAAATAGCCACCATGTCTGATAACCATGCCCAACAAGCATTGATGGGTCAGTTAGAAATAAACAAAGCTGAAGCTGCATCTGGCTCTATATTTAAGGGCGGATGGCGTCCATTTATCGGTTGGGTATGTGGTGTAGCCTTTGCTTACCACTTTGTATTACAGCCATTGATCGTGTTTGGTGTAACTGCTGCTGGCGTTGATATACCAGAGCTACCAGAGTTTGATATGGGTTCACTTATGACTGTGATGATGGGTATGCTCGGATTGGGCGGCATGAGGTCGATAGAAAAACTGAAGAAAATTGAGAAATAGGAGATAGATAATGGCAAATTCATTATATGGAAACATTGCAAAGAAACGTAAGCGCATTGCGGCTGGTAGTGGCGAGAAGATGCGTAAGCCCGGTACAAAAGGCGCGCCAACTGCAAGTGCATTTAAAAAAGCAGCTAAAACTGCCAAGAAAAAGAAGAAATAACATGAGTGAAGCAATGAAGATACTCCAAGGTAAAATTGGAGTTGGTGCTGATGGGGCGTTTGGCCCTAATACAGCACGCGCAATATGTAAACATTATGAACTTAAACCAGAACGTGGCGCGCACTTACTTGGTCAAGCATCACATGAAAGTGCTAGATTTAAATTAACTCAAGAAAATTTAAACTATTCAGCAGATAGTATGATGCGTGTATGGCCTAGTCGTTTCCCAGATTTAGCCTCATGTGAACCATACGCACGCAACCCAAAGGCATTAGCCGATAAGGTATACTCAAACAGAATGGGTAATGGTGAAGGTGAAGGAAGCCTATATATTGGTAGGGGCTTTCTGCAACTTACGGGTAAATCAAATTACAGATCATTTGCAAGCGATATGGAATTGCCAGAGATTATGACAGACCCCGAATTGGTATCATCTAATTATGCGTTTGAAACAGCATTATGGTTCTTTAATAAAAACAAGTTATTCGACATTGCAGATAAAGGTGTGAATGAAGAAATAATTAAAAAGATAACCAAAAGGGTAAATGGTGGTTATCATGGTTTAGATGATCGCATAGAGCAAACAAATAAAATCTATGAATGGCTCACATCATAATAATAACATTGGTAGAGCTGGTGAATTTCTAGCTCTATCTAAGTTAGCTTTCGTTGGTATTTCATGCACTCTAGTTCAACACGATATAGATGATGCATATATTAAAACGCCAAGCGGTAAGCTGCTGACCCTGCAAATCAAAACAGCAAATACAAAATCAGGAAATCGCAATCAATATAGATGGCATACGAGTTCTGTAGAAGGTAAGAAAAAATCAGACATATATGCGCTGGTGGCTTACGAGATAAACAAAGTTTACTGGGTGCGTGGCGATGATAAGATGATTAAAAAAACATCAACTCGCTTACACCCAGAAGCATTTGGCAATGAAAACGAATTATTAAAGCAAGTTATAAACAGCTTTGAAATTTAAATAAACTGCTTGAATATATTATGTGTAGAACATAATGAGATGTGTGGGTAGCGTCGGGCATGAAGCTACCCACACGATATATTATTTCTTCTTAAAGTAAACGTACCGCCAAGACTTAGCGCCGGGGTTGCCGATGATTGGCGTGGTTCGCTTGCTTACACGATCCACAAGCTTGCCTTTATACATGACATTCAGCGTCCACGCTAAATCTGAAACAGATAGACCAATGCCATTCGAAACCATAGTTGTAGTAAATTCGCCGCCACGATTGATGTACTTCAATATCTGATCATATTTTTTTTGCGGTATTGGCTTGATGTTTCTCACATCATTGGCGGTCACAAAATTTTTATGAGTTGATTTATTAGCAATGACCTGACGCGGCCTATCACTTTTATTTAAATTATTTCTGAGGCCAAGCTTGATTTGCTTTTTCTCAAACGTGTAGAGCAAGTGACCATACATCATCTCATAGCGAACGCTCTTTGATTGGCCTTTCATGGCTTCTCTGGTTTTTTCGAACGTCGCATAAGCGTAAGGCGTTGCTCTAGATTGTCCAATATCCCCTGCTGCTCTTGCATGAACCAAAGGTAGTAGCCACGATTTCGTGTGGGGTCTGGCGTCTTCATGTCTTTGATTATTTCGCGGTTCATCTTTTGCAGACGCCTCACATATTGATGTACTTCTTTCGAACCCATTGCCATTTGTATTCTCCTCAATCATTTTTATTCCAATCTTCAAATTTGCCAGCCTTATCAAGCGCTGGGATTTTTGTGCGTTTGCTGATTTCTTCTGGCGTAATTAAGCCAGTACCAGCGCAATTTTTGCATTCACTTTTTTCATACATATAACTTTGATGAAAAATATCAAAATCCTTTTCATACAATGTAGTGCCATTACCTGCGCATTCAGGGCATGGGATATATATTTCTTTACCCGCCATTGTTTAATCCTTTCGGTCTGAGCGTTGGCTTGATTGATATTGATGCAGAGCTGACATAGTTTGTCTCAATGCATTGCGCCATGCTATCTAAATGTGCATATGGCTGATACGCTGCTGGCAATGCATCGCCGCACTCCATTGCGCTGCGATACATTGTGTCATTGCTCAACTCTACGCCGCCAATGACGTATGTGATAATGAGTGTTGTGTAGAATGTCATTTTATTCTCCTCATTTTGCGTTAATAAATTGATCCAGAAAAACTATAATCTCTGGCAAGTGTACGGCAGCTACAGCAAATAATGCCATAGCCAATCCGTCGATTATCATTGTGGTGTTCATAATTTATTTCCTCATTTTTGCATTTATACAGCCATTATAAGCATTTTTGCGTAGCGGTCAAACACTTTATATATCATTTTTATATCATAATGTACTTGTGCATCTATTTGCATTGCTTTATTGCTGGTTTTATCAGACCCAAGGAGATTTAAAATGGTTGATAAAAGAGTATTAATTAATTTTAGCGAGCAGCAATATGATGCTGTGGCAAAGGCTGCGCATAAATCTGCATTGCCTTTCAGTTCGTTTGTTCGCATGGCTTCATATATGGAAGCAACTAAAGCTGGCGTGGAAGTTGCAAAGCCAGACAATGAGGCTGAAGCTGAAATAATTGCGTCGGATATTGTAGAATGATTATTGTTGGCGTTGATCCGGGTTTCTCTGGGGCAATTGCACATTATTGTACGCGCACTAAAGATTTAGACGTGCAAGACATGCCCACCATTTTAAATAATCGCGGTAAAATTGAGATAGATATACATTCGTTACTGCATATGCTTGAGCCAGAAGCGAAGGATCGTATGGCTGTGCTTGAGCAAGTTGCGTCACGTCCCGGTCAATCTTCAGTTGCTACATTTAGGTTTGGCATGGGGTACGGCGCGTTAATTGCGTGTGTGGCAGCTAATAAAACGCCCATGCACTTAGTTACACCTAGCAAGTGGAAGAAACACTTTAATTTATCATCTGATAAAGACACTAGCCGCCAACTTGCAATTCAAAGATTTCCAGACCATTATGAGAGGTTCGCACGCAAAAAAGATGATGGGCGTGCCGAAGCTAGTTTAATTGCTCTATATGGAGCAGAAGTTTTAAATAAATAAAATGAGGGAAAAAATGCAAAATACTAACATAGTCAAAAGCAGTGATAAAATAGCTGTATGGTTTTCATGTGGGGCTGCATCTGCTGTTGCGCTGAAGCTAACTGTTGATAAATATGGACTAGATAACGTCTATGCGGTTAATAACCCTGTTATTGAAGAGCATGACGACAACTTACGTTTTCTTGATGATGTAGCTGAATGGGTTGGTATTGAAATACAATCAGCTATTAACTCAAAATTTCCTACAGCTTCAGCAGTTGATGTTTTTAATAAAAAGAAAGGCATGTCATTTATACACGGCGCACCATGCACTGTTGAGTTAAAGAAAAGAGCAAGACAAGAATGGGAAAAAAATAATAAAGTAGACTGGCATGTTTTTGGTTTTACTGTTGATGAGATAAAAAGACATGAAAGATTTGTTTTATCTGAGCGTAGTAATGTGCTGCCAGTATTAATTGATGCAAAAATGAATAAAAATGACTGTGCAGACTTATTGCGTAGTAATGGTTTAGCTTTGCCAGAAGTATATAATTTAGGATTTCCAAACGCTAATTGCATAGGTTGCGTAAAAGCCACAAGCCCTACATATTGGAACTTAGTTAGGTCGGAGTTTCCAAAGGTTTTTGAAGAAAGAGCAATACAATCAAGAGAACTTGGGTCTAAGTTGACCAGAGTAAAAGGCGAAAGAATATTTCTTGATGAGCTTGACCCTAATACCAAAGGTAGACCTCTAAAAAGTATGCCTGACTGCGGTTTATTTTGTGAAGAAACTTAATATTAATTTTAACAAAGGAGAATACAAATGCAGATAATACCAAGTGAAGAACTATCGAATAAGGCATACCACGAAATGCCTGCAATATCGTCAAGCGCGGTGAAGACAGTCGCAACGTCATCGCTGTACCACTGGAAGAACACTACGTTCAATTCCACGCCAGCTATGATTCTTGGCTCGGCATTTCATGCGATGATGCTAGAACCAGAGAAGAACCTTGTGCATGATTCAGGTTTATCACGTCGTGGCAGCAAGGCTTGGAAGGAACAGGAAGAGTTCTTAACTGAAGACGAGATACTACTTCCAAGTGGTGAGTACGAACAGTGCAAGAAAATGGTTGATGGTTGCTTGCAAAATAAAATGGCGAAAAATTTATTGACCAACAAAGACATGCTTGCTGAATACAGCTTCATCGCAGAATGTTCCGAAACGGGGCTTGAGCTTAAATGCCGCCCGGATGGATTGTTAAAAGAGGCAGGCATTGTGATTGATCTGAAGTCTTGTTTGGATGCATCGCAGCGTGGCTTTGATAAGTCGGTGCGTAATTATAGATATGATTTGCAGGCGTGCTTCTATCGATATGTATTAAAGTTATGCGGTTATGAAACTACAAATTTTATTTTTATCGCAACTGAGAAGAACAGCTATGCCACAGCTTGCTATGAATTATCAGATAAATATAACAAGTATGCCGAAGATGAGATGTTTAAAACATTGCGTAAAATTAAAGTGGCACAAGATACAAACACGTTTGATACCGGGTGGCCTGAACTTGAAACATTACATTTGCCAGCTTATCTCGACGAAAATCACGGCTTATGAGAAATCCCAGTGCAGGGGTGCTGCACACATTTAAAGGAGTTGTAAAATGCAACACATAATAAGCGGCGTGAAAGCGCTATACCCAAGACTAAATGCTACTTACAGGTTTGATCAGGAAGAATATAAGAGCCAAAAATGCTCGCCTGATGCCGAGGGTGCAGCCTACGAAATGTCATTTAATTTGACAGGTGAGCAATGTAAGGAGCTGAACGCCATTTGTATGCAGGCATATAAAAATGCGGCGGCAATGGATGCTAACAGCAAACGCAAGTGGCCTGAACAGCCACTAAGCTTGCCTTACAAGCGAGATGACGCGAAGCAAGGTGATTGGATTGGAAAGGCTAAGTTAAAAGGCGCATATTCAGGCGAAGTTACGAATCCGCCACGCCAAGTAGATGCATCACGAAAGAAGCTGCCAGAAGGCTTTGAGCTTACTACTGGTTCTACTGTGAATATCGCATGCACTGTAGTGCCATATAATACGGGAACGCTCAATGGAGTCTCATTAAGATTACGTGCAGTGCAGGTGTTAGAGTTAGCTGAAAAACAAGAGGCAGATGACCCGTTCACTGAAGTGTCTGGCGGATACTCTGGCGGCGCTTCACCTGTTAATGGTGTTGAGCATGACCCATTTGGATTGCCACCAGCTACGCCAACAGCGTCAAATGATCTGGAAGATGACATTCCATTTTAAATAAACATGCCGTTAGACAGAACTTAATGAGGTTTTGTCTAACGGACACTAAAAGACAATTGTGGAGGGAAAATATGTCATCATTAGATTTAGTAAGGCGTTTAGGTAGAAATGAAGAAAGCGATGAATGCTACACGCCCGCAAATCAAATTGCGCCATTATTTAATTATTTAGACAAGACAAAAACTTATTATGAAGCCACAAGCGGAAAATCTAGTTTAATTTTAGATGCGTTTAATACTAGTGAATATAATATTATTGGAAGCAATGGTGTAGATTTCTTTAACACAACAAAAGATGATGTTTATGATGGTGTAATTACAAATCCACCATATAGCAAAAAAGATGACTTCATTGAGCATTGCTATAGCTTACAAAAGCCTTTTGCTTTATTTTTACCTGTTGCTGCCTTTCAGGGTAAAAGAAGAGGTAATTTATTTATGAGGTATGGCATGTCAGCTTTAGTTTATAATAATAGAGTTGATTTTACTGGTAAAGGTCAGCCTCACTTTGGCAACGCATGGTTTATGTGGGGCTTCATGCCAGATAACACAATACATTGGGTGAATAATCCATCAATAAAAAATTGAGGAAGGAATAAAATGCAAAATACGAAATTTCCAAATGCAAGCTGGGATAGATACTCAGATAAAATTATAAGCGCACTATCATTGAAAAAGACGGCTATAGGTGAATATCATGGTGCTTGCCCGGTATGTCAGGGTGAAGATAGGTTTTGGATAAAGGAAACTGCTGAAAGTGAAGTCATGGTTAGCTGTCGTAAATGCTCAGATTTTGCCGGCATAAAAGATGCGCTGCGAAGGCAGAGGTTATGGCCTGACGAGAATGAGAAGCCTTTGACAAAAGAATACAACATAAGTTGGCCTGAACCAGAGGCAGAAGCCACGCATCCATACTTGGTTAAGAAAAAGATTGGGCTTGGCAATGCATCTATAAAGGGTGACATATTGGTTATCCCTGTCATTAATGCCAAAGGTAAGCGTGTAGGCACGCAGAACATTAATCCGACAGGCGCAAAGAAATTTTCCACTGGTATGCCTGTCGTTGGTAATTTTAGCGTGATTGGCGGCAAATTAGACGATCTTGTTTACATATGTGAAGGGTGGGCAACTGCAATGTCGTGCCATATGGCGACGGGTAGGCCAGCAGTATTTGCATTATCTGCGGGCAATATGACTGCTGTGATAGGTGAGCTGCTAGAGGCACGCCCTAATCTGCGCTTAATTGTTGCGGGTGATAATGACGAGGCAGGCCTAAAGGCCATAGAAAAATGCGTGGCTGATCATGGCGTGCAATCAATTGTGCCTGAGATTGGCGGCTGGGACTTCTCTGATATATGGATTAATCAGGGCAAAGAGGCGACTGCCAAGGCATTAGAAGTGAAAAGCTTGTTAGATCAGGTGTTCTTTCCGGGTGACGCAGTACCACAGCTAGACAGGAGTTATCTTGTTAAGGGTTGGTTTGGCGCTGGGCAGCTATCAATGGTATATGGGCCAAGCAACGTGGGTAAGTCATTCTTTGTGCAAGATGTGGCTTGGCATGTATCTGCGGGGCAAGATTGGCATGGAAACAAGGTGAAGGGCGGTGTGGTGCTGTTTTTAGCTCTTGAGGGCGGTATGACAACACATAATAGGATTGTGGCCTTACGCCAGCAATATCCAGAGCATGAGGCTAAATTAGCTATGCGTGCATTGCCAGTAAATTTACTTGAGGAAAACGCTGACGTGCAGCTTATCATTGATTTGTGCGAAGAGGTGAAGCGTGCGCACGGCGATATTGCAATGATTATCGTTGATACGCTGTCGAGATCAATGCCGGGCGGCGATGAGAACTCGCCTGCATCTTCAACGGCTGTTATATCTGCGTGTGATAAGATACGCGGCGAGACAGGCGCTCATTTGTTGCTTGTGCATCACTCTGGCAAGAACTTAGACGCAAAGGCTCGCGGGCATAGCTCACTGAGAGCTGCTGTAGAGACTGAGATAGAGCTATCATATGACGAGGCGACAGGCTTGCGCACTGCGTTATCCACCAAGCAGAGAGATTTAGAGGGTGGTCGTAAGTTTCACTTTAAGTTGAATGTCATTGAGCTTGGGCATGACGCCGACGGCGATCCAGTGACAACGTGCGTGATTGTGCCTGCAAGCAGTGATGATGTTGAGAAGGCCAACAAGAAAGCTATTAAGGGCAAGAATCAGATATTATTTAAGACATGCTTCCAGCAGCTAAGAGGCGAGGGCATAGGAATGTCAAACCCTGCTGGCGTGGGTTGGCCTGAACCCAGCACGTTCTGGGTGATTAAAGAGGAGGATATTAAGAAGCATTTCATGGGCAAAGTATCTGGCGTCGCCAACCCATCACAAACCTACAAGCAGTCAATTGCAGGCCTCACGAGTGCGGGTCATATTGTGCAAAATGAGGGCTATATATGGTTTTGCGATGATTTCGGGAAAGTGAGCTAAAATGCAACCTACTAATCACCTACTAATTAGCATTAGTAACAACAATATCAATGACTTAGCCAACCAACTACTAATTGCAATTAGTATATCGTAACCAATCTACTACTAATACTATATACCTTTAGGTATAGTATATTAGTATGTAGTTAAGCGAATAGTATGAGATAGGTAAAATCGGGGTTAAAAATTATGGAGCAAGAGATGAAGAAAAAGATAAACATTAGAACGGCTGGCGGCAAGACCGAGGCAAGCGAGGGCGAAGTGGATCGAGCGATGGTTGGACGGGGTAAGTCGAGGTCTGAGGTATTGGACACGGCTGATCTTTTGATTAACGGGGATAGGGCGAGGCAGTATGGAAGTGCTGCGGAAAACTTCACGACAATTGCTCGCATGTGGAGCGCGTATCTTGGCAGGGATGTAGCTGCATCTGACGTGGCGAACATGATGGCGTTGCTGAAGATTGCGAGGCTGCGCAATGGTGTGCATGAGGATAGCAGCATTGATGGGTGCGGCTATCTTGCGCTGGCTCACGAGTTAGCAAATGAGGTTGGATAGGCTTGAACAACAGCCCTTCATGGGGCATAGTATAGTTAGCGGGTTCTCCTCCTCCCGACGCATTGTTTTGCATTTCAATGCGACGCCCGCTTAACTAGGGCGTGCGGTTGCCTTTCCTCACTGCACGCCCACATAACACGGAGCAAGACATTGTCTGAGTTTATCATCAACTTAACATTAGATTTACATTGTGCTGACAGTGATGATGCAGACCATGAGCTTAACGAGCTGTGCGATTACATAACGGATCGACTTACCATTGTGCCAGCGCAGACTGTACTACAATCATTGGCAGAGGCGCTCATAGAGCTGCATGAGCAAGTGCTAGAGGAAGCAGAGCAGACAGTGCATTGACTTACTGGTGGCATAACAGCGTTGGTATTGCTTATAGATTGCGTGCGATACAACACATTGGCACGCCGTTGCAGGGGCGCGTCCGCGTAAACAAAAGCAAATCTTTAGTCAATACTTTCGGATAAACTGAAAGTTAACATAATATACATTATCGGACATACATAGGTAAATCCACAGTATATCTAATGATTACAATGGGTTAGCCTAATATCAGTCAATATACGGCCAATGTGAGCTATGCGTTGTTCCATTTAGGCGAAACTACACATCTGGCGAAGCGAGGAAGCCCCCCCCGTCAACGGATTCTACGGGGGTAGTGTGTGTGTATAATCTCACGCACACAATTGCCTATATTGCTTATCAAAAAAAAATAATTTAAAGTGTAATGGTGCATTACTCAGACTGCAAAAAGTAATGCACCTACACGGCAACAATTACGAAAGGATAGCCGCGATGAAAAAAGAATTACCAACTGTAGAGTATTTACGCAAGACAATACGTTATGATGCAAAGACGGGCAAAATGTATTGGCTTAAGAGAACCAATGAGCATTACCCGCCTAAAACAGCAAACATTGAAAGATCAATTGAATATTGGAATAATAACTATGCTGGCAAAGAAACTGCAACCTACAAGGACGGCAGAGGTTATTTTAAATGCAGGGTCAACAAGATAGCTTACGGCGCTCACAGAGTTGCTTGGGCATTATACCACGGCAAATGGCCTGATAAGCAAATTGATCATATTAATGGGAATCCATTGGATAACCGCATAAAAAATATGAGAGTTGTTAGTGTGTCTGAAAATGGTAAAAATAAAAAACGCCCTAGCACTAATACTAGCGGAATTATTGGTGTATATTGGAATAAAGCATCATCAAAGTGGGTAGCACAAATAGGCGTTAATCGAAAAACAATTTTTCTTGGAAGTTATGACAATATTACAGACGCAGCAAACGCACGTCAAACTGCCGAAAAAAAATATAATTTTCACCCTAATCACGGGAGATAGGAGAACACCAATGGCAGGCAAAGCGTTACGCAGAAGAATACTTGCTGATGTACTAAGCAAAGGCGGTGCTGAATACTTGTTTGAGCAGATCGCCTCTGGCAATACCCTCACAGCCCTTGCGAAAGAATATGATTGCTCCCGGCAGTATCTCAGCACATCCCTCAAGACTATCCCTGAGTATGGCAACGCCCTATCCAAAGCCCGCCAAGAGGCAGCGGATGCACTCGTAGAGCAAGGTCTAACAATGGTAGATGACTTGGATGGCGGCTCGACTAGCAGTGAAATAGCCGCCACGCGAGAGAAGGTGCAGTGGCGTAAATTCATGGCAGGCTCGTATAACCAAGAGCGATACGGCAATAGACCTCAGACAAACGTGACAATATCTGTGGGTGACATGCATTTAGACGCACTGCGCAAAGTCAATTCCGATTTGGCGGCAATAGACCGCGAGGATCGTGAGCGTGAGGCAAAGACGATTGACGCAGATTACGAGGATGTATCCGATGAGTGACAATCCATTACAAGAGTTTGTCTTGCGTTACCGGGACGATCCAGTGTTATTCGTCAAAGAGGTGCTGGGCGCTACGCCATACGATTATCAGGAAGAGTTCCTGAATGCCATAGCATCTGGCGAGCGTAAAATGTCCGTCAGGTCTGGGCATGGTACAGGTAAGTCAACGTCAGCGTCTTGGGCTATGCTCTGGTTTCTCCTACTGCGTTTCCCAAATAAGGTTGTCGTCACAGCCCCCACGTCCAGCCAATTGTTTGACGCACTGTTTGCCGAGTTAAAACGCTGGATTAACGAGCTGCCACCCCACCTACAGCAATTGCTAACCACCAAATCAGACCGCGTCGAGCTAACGTCGGCAGCATCCGAGGCTTTCATATCAGCCAGAACGTCACGCGCAGAAACGCCAGAGGCACTAGCAGGTGTTCACTCTGAGAATGTTTTATTGGTGGTAGACGAGGCATCTGGTGTGCCTGAGAAAGTTTTTGAGGCTGCGGCTGGCTCAATGTCAGGCCACAGCGCAACCACGCTACTCTTGTCTAACCCCACACGTTCATCAGGCACATTTTACGAGAGCCAAACACGCATGTCCAAGAGCTGGTGGACGCGCAGATGGTCGTGCGTCGATAGCCCGCTTGTATCGACAGAGTTTGTCGAGGAGATGCGTGAGAGATATGGCGAAGAATCAAATGCATTCCGCATACGTGTGCTTGGCGAGTTCCCATTAGCAGACGACGATACGATCATTCCGTTTCACCTTGCCGAAAGTGCAATACATCGTGACATTGAAATTACGCCTGACATTAGGCCAATATGGGGCTTGGATGTCGCAAGGTTTGGTACTGACAAAACTGCGCTATGCAAAAGATATGGCAACGTCGTGACGGATATTGAGGCGTGGCAGGGATTAGACTTAATGCAGACTGTGGGTCGTGTTATGGCTGAATATGAAAATTTATCGCCAAGCCTACGCCCAAACGAAATACTTGTGGATAGTATCGGTGTTGGCGGCGGTGTAGTTGATCGGCTGCGTGAGCTGGGCGCTCCAGTGCGTGGAATTAATGTTGGCGAAGCGCCTGCTATGGGCAAGACTTACATGAACCTACGCAGCGAGTTGTGGTTTAAGACAAAAGCGTGGCTGGAAGACAGGTCATGCAAGCTGCCAAAAAATGATCAGCTCTTAGCCGAGCTAACTGGCATACGATACGCATTTACCAGCGCAGGCAAGATGAAAGCTGAGAGTAAAGACGCCATGCGCAAGCGTGGGCTAAAATCGCCTGACTTGGCAGATGCATTATGTTTAACTATGGCATCAGACGCAGCCACAGCATTGTCTGGCGCAAGCATGAGCTGGAATAGGTCTATCAAGCGCAATCTCAAAGGCATTGCATGAATAAAAAAAAATTCGACAATTTATCACCTAAGATGAAAAATTTAATGATGAACAAGTGGATTAAAAATTATATGAGCCGAGGCCTATCGTTGGAAGATGCACAATTTGCTGCTCGGTGGCGCGCTGGGACGTGGAAGCTATCAGATAGAATGCGTGTTGTACTAGCTAATATGGAAAAATTGTGATAGTTTGTAAAAAATACAACACATAGGCTATAATTATGGCACAAAATAAATTTTTAAGCTTTCTTAACTCGCTAGATAAAGGCGCAAGTGACAGGAATAGCATTACTGAGTTTCTAGCCAACGTCTTAACACCGGGCGACGAAATGGAATACGTTAATGGTCAACTTATGACAACTGGCGGTCAACCTGTAGAAAACATTGGCGATAAAACATATTACGGCACGCTAGGCCAAGCTAACTTTGCTGGCAATGATCCAGTTAAAGATGGTTTATTGTCAAAAATGACTGAAGCGCCTGATAAAGCAGCGAAAAAATTTGGATTGCTAAATAAAGACGTGCAAGTGCCAAGCAGTGATGTTTACAGCTTATTATACGGCGTACAGCCAGATAGTCCTATTATACAAACTACGTTGCCTGACATAACTGACGAGCAAGAGTTCTTTAACTTTGTAGAAAAATACAAGGATGATCCATTGTTTGGTAAATATATGGGTGACATGGAAATGATGCGCAAAGTCTTTGATTTATCTAAGCAGCAGGAATAAACTAATGCCAATTACAACATATGCAGAATTAAAGACAAATATTGCAGATTTTCTTAACCGAGATGACCTAACATCTGTGTCTTCCACGTTTGTCTCACTCGCAGAAGCAGATTTAAACAGGCAAATCCGTCATTGGCGGCAAGAAAAGCGAAGCACAGCCGAGATTGACACGCAATATAGCGCAATACCCGCAGATATGCTCGAAGTTATACGATTTTACATCACAAGCGGAGATACACGCCCACTTGAGTTAATTTCGCAAGCAGAAATGCTTGATCGCAAGTTTAGAAACCTAAACACAAGCGGGCAACCAGCATATTACGCGGTTACGGCAGGTGAATTAGAGGTTTATCCAGTTCCAGACGGCACATATACGTCAGAATTGTATTATTTTGGCAAAACAGACGCATTATCTGACAGTAACACGTCAAATTGGATATTAGAGCATTACCCAGACGCATATTTGTATGGTTCACTCATACATTCTGCGCCATACCTAAAAGATGATGCTAGAATACAAGTATGGGCAGCTTTGTACCAAAATGCAATTGATGCTATAAATCAAGCAAGCGAAAAAGCTAAATTTGGCGGTTCTGGTCGTCGTATGAAAATAAGGGCATATTAAAATGAGTTTTTCTAATACATTCGAGACAACAGTTCTAACGTGGGTGTTTACGACAGGTAGTGCAACACGCCCCACAGCGTGGCATATAGCATTATACACATCAGCCCCAAGCGATACAGGCGGTGGCACAGAAGTGTCTGGCGGTGGATATGGTCGTAAAGCTGTAACATTCACAGTTTCAGGAAATACAGCGTCAAATAACGCAGCTATCGAGTGGGATACAGCCACATCATCATTTGGCACAGTTACACACGTTGGCGTGTTTGATGCTGCATCTGGCGGCAATTTAATTGCGTATGCTGCATTAACAACAAGCAAAACAATTGATACAGGTGATGTTTTTCGCTTACCATCAGGCGATCTTGATATTACGCTAGACTAATGGCTGAATACCGCAGTGGATATGGACGCAGTGCATATGGCTCATATAATTTTGGGCTAGATGGCTTCGTCACGGAAGGCGCTGGCGCAATTGTTACAGTTACGTCAACTGCTGCGGCTTCAGTGCGTGTTAGGTTAAGCGCATCTGACATAATCACAGTGTCCACTACAGCTACGCAAGCGCAAAGAGTACGTGAAGCATCTGCAAGTAGCACAACATCATCAACAACGTCTGGTTCTGCCGAGCGTGTACGTGAAGTTGCATCAGCAATATCCACAATCTCATCTACATCTGCTGTAGGTGCAAGAACACGAACATCAAGCAGTGCAATAACAACAACATCCGCAACCAGCTCAGATATGGTGCGTGTAAGACATGCAATATCAAATATAGCACCATCATCTAGCACAACATCAAACGCAGTTGTTGTATTTAGCAGTGCATCACAAATTAATACAGCATTAAGCACAACTGCTACAGTTAATAGAGTACAATTTTCCGCGTCAGCAATTGCAACAGCATTGTCTACGACATGCCGAGCAATTGAAAAGTGGGAAACAGAACAAAATACACCTGAAATATGGACACCCCTTGAAAAGACACCTGAAACATGGCAAGATGTGTTTAACGCAGCCGATGATTGGTCTGCCACTCCCCCGACATCGAAGGAATGGACAACTGCATCGGCAACCAGTGAAACTTGGGCTAACGCCGCATAGGAGATTAACATGGCTGATACTACAACAACGACATATAGCTTAGTGAAGCCAGAAGTTGGCGCGTCTGAAGATACTTGGGGTACAAAGATAAACACTAACTTAGATAATATTGATAACCTGCTAGACGGGACAACACCTGTCACGGGCATTGATATTAACTCTGGTACGATTGATGGTATTACCTCATTTAGCATGGCAAGTGGCAACGCTACCTTTGCGGACAACTCAAAAGCCATATTCGGTGCTGGGTCTGACCTACAGATTTACCACGATGGGACTAGCAACTCCTCTTACATTAAAGAAACTGGTGCGGGTAGTTTTAATATTGAAGCAACGAATTTATTTTTAAAACGTGAAGGTGGAACAGAAAGTTTTATTGATTGCATTACTAATGGAGCTGTGACTGCTTATTACAACGGCGCACCCAAACTATCCACAACATCAACAGGCATTGACGTAACAGGCACAGTGACCAGCGATGGTCTGACTGTGGATGGTGTTGCAAAAGTGCTTGGAACAGCGGGCAACACTTTTATAATTGCGGACGCTACTGAGACAAACGGTTATCAGCTAAAAGCTAATACAAGTGCTTCTGATGATTATGGCTTTTTAATAGAAAACCTAGCAGGGAAAGACCTTTTTAGAGTTGAAAGTAACAACGACATCAGCTTCTACGAGGACACAGGTACAACTGCTAAGTTCTTCTGGGATGCTAGCGCTGAGAGCTTGGGGATTGGTACGGCGTCTCCTAGTGCGCCAATACAAGTTGTCTCAGCATCAGGGTCAATACCTGCACTAGGTGCGGCTTCGTCTCACGTTGCTATCGGTTCTAGTGGTTTTGGTACGATGATAGGAACTAAAAGCACAGGCGTTGGCTACATCCAACAACAACGGTTTGACGGTACAGCAACTGCTTATGACCTTTCGTTGCAACCTAACGGTGGCAATGTTGGTATTGGTACAGATTCTCCGAGTACATATAGCGGTGCATTGGTTGTTGCTGACGGTACTGCTGGAGGCACAACGCATGTCACCGTTACAAATAATAATGCGAATCAATTTCTTAAACTGGGTGTATCTGGTGATTTGGCGCAAATCGGCTATGATGATGGAGACGGCATAGCTTTTGGTCAGTTTACAAACTCAACTGGCACTTCGTTTTCCTCAGAAGCCATGCGCATCGACTCGTCAGGCAAAGTTGGTATTGGTACGAGTTCGCCTAGTGCTACGATTGATGTAGTTTCGTCAGGTACTAACAGTCAGAATCTTGCAGAGTTTTCTAGTGCTAGTGGGTTACGAGCTAAAATAGCTAGTGATGGTACTGATGACGGCTATATGTATTTGTATAATGCCAGCAATGCTAACACTGTTTCGTTCCGCACTGATGGTAATAATAGCTTTATAAATGGTGGTGGTAATTTTGGTATTGGTACGAGTTCGCCAGCTACAGGTTTAGATGTTGCAACTAGTAATTATACTTATGGCGGCACAACTTATGATATTTACGGAATTATAGGTTTAACAAGTGGTGGTGTACGCTTGGGAGGCGATAGCAGTAATTCTGATTCTGTTATAGGCACTACTGGCACAGGCGATATGCAGTTCGTTACCTACAATGGTTCTGCATGGGGAAGCCGAATGACGTTGGATAACACAGGCAATGTTGGTATTGGTACGAGTTCTCCTAGTTCTAAAATTGATATTGGTACTACTGACTCAACATTGTATTCAGCTAGTTCTTCCACTGGACAAGCTGGAATTGGGGCAACTCTTCAGCTTACAAATTTAGCAACACAAGGTAATGCTGTATCTCAAATATTGTTCAAGATGAATAATGAGCGAGTCATAAATAGAATTGTGTCTAGCTATACAACAACTGCTGATGGGTATCTGGCTTTTGTAACGGAAGGTGCAGGAACTCCAGCAGAACGCATGCGAATCGACTCATCAGGTAACGTTGGTATTGGGACGAGTTCTATTGATCTCACCTCATCAGGAAGGACTGTTGTGCAAGTTGAGGGTAGCAGTAACGCCCTGTTGAGCCTTACGGATGGCACTAGCCGACTCTATTTGCATCAAAAAGGTGGAACTTCTGGGGTTGACATCTGGAACAGCGCAAATAGTTATATGCGTTTTGCAACAAACAACTCAGAAGCCATGCGCATCGACTCATCAGGCAACGTGTTGGTGGGTACTTCTGTGGTCAATCTACACAGCTCATCTACTGAATCAGGCGCAAGACTGTATGATGGCGGCATTGTTACAGCGGGTGCAGGTACTGTTGCATATTTTAATAGGAATGGTGCTGGCGGGGACGGCACTATCATTGACCTCCGCAAAGACGGCGCATCTGTAGGTAGTATTGGGAACTCTGGCGGTGCTATCTATGTTTCTGCACCTTCTGCTGGTGGCTTGAAGTATACTTATCAGAACGGCACAAATGCCGCTATTCAGCCATGTACTACGACAGGAGTCGCAGTCGATGGGACACACGTCCTTGGTACATCAGGCGCTCGCTTCAAAGACCTATACCTATCAGGCGGTGTCTACCTCGGCGGCATTGGGTCGGCAAATGCGCTGGACGATTATGAGGAAGTAACCTTTACTGCAACTTTAAGAGGAAGTGGTTCTGAACCAAGTACGAAAACTACCACGGCAGCTAAAGCTACAAAGATTGGTCGTCTTGTTCATTATGCTATTGGCTTCGAGAATGTTAGCACCGCATCATATTCAGGACATTTAACAGTAGACGGTCTTCCTTATACTAACACTGGGCCAAGGGCGCAAGGAAACATCACAGGCTATAATCTGCTATCTTTTTCTGGGACGCAAGTATTTGCTAATATAGGGGCTTCCCAAACGAAAGTTGAAGCAATGACTATTTCCTCATCAGGCCCGTGGAGTCTTGGTAACCACGATGCTAGATCCTCTGGTGCATATTTATGGATTACTGGAACTTACATTACATCATAACCCTCTCAGAGATTGGGTCGGACAGGTGGCAATAACGCCACGATAAAAACAGGAGGCCAATATGGCACTTACAGAAACACAAATAGAAGATAAGATTGAAGTCGTTGGAGATCACAAGCATGTGCAAGTTCGTACAGCTACAGTGATAGCTAGAGATGGAACAGAAATCAGCCGATCATTCCATCGTCACGTCTTATCTTGCTCAACTAAATCAGATGACACATGGGCAGACACTGACATCAGTGATCAGTCTACCGAAGTGCAAGCTATCTGTAGCGCAGTTTGGACAAGTGCAGTGAAGACTGCATATCAAACAGCAATGGATGCACAAGAAATATAAAAGGAGGCTATTATGCCAAACACACACACATGGTCTATCGCTAACCTAGAGCGGAACACATCTGACAACTCAGTAACAATAGCACACTGGCGTTGCGAAAGCACAGATGGAACAAACACTGCATCAGCATACGGAACTACATCCCATACAGGTGTACCATCAGACGATGATTACATTCCTTACGCTGATCTAACAGAAGCAAACGTATTAGAATGGGTACACGAACAAGTGGTACAAGCTGATACAGAAGCGGCAAATGATGCTAAGATAGCTGAACTTGCAAACCCAACATCCTCAACTGGGATGCCTTGGTAATTTTAACTTAAACATAAAGGAGATCAAAATGGCTGAAGATAAAAAGGTTATTACGATTGATGATAAAGAATACACTGAAGATCAACTCACTGATGCACAGAAAGTTATGATTAATCATATCAATTCTTTGCAACAAAAGATTGGTTCGGCAGAATTTAACTTAGACCAACTTAAAGTTGGCAGAGATGCTTTCACAAAGATGCTACGTGTATCCTTAGATGAAGCAATAATTGAAGCTGAAGAAGCTGCAGAATAATAAATATACACAACAGGGGCGACATGCATTGCCCCTGTTGTTATTTTACTACAAAATGTGTTATAGTCCCATAAGTTTAACGCCATGAGGTCTATATGCCACTTATTCCACTAGATATTCCTTCTGGAGTTTACCGAAACGGAACTGACCTGCAATCTAATGGTCGTTGGCGTGATGCAAATTTAATTCGTTGGATAGATAATACCATGCGCCCAATGGGTGGCTGGCGTGTTCGTTCAGATAATGCATCCACAGCCCCAATACGTGGAATGTTATCTTGGATAGACAATGACAATGATCGCTGGATTACTGGCGGCACATATAATAAATTATATACTTGGAACGCAACAGGCGTAAGATTTGACATAACTCCAACGTCATTTACTGCGGGCAGAGAAGATGCATTAGCATTTACTGGATATAGCGGAAGCTTTTACGGAAGTTATGCTTATGGTATTGAGCGTCCAGACACAGTTAGAATACAGCCAGCAACATCATGGGCATTAGATACGTGGGGCGAAAACCTTGTAGGATGCACAGAAGATGATGGTAAAATATACGAGTGGGCATTGGCTACAGGTACACCAGCCGCAGTTATATCTAACGCTCCAACAAGCAATAGATCATTAGTCGTCACAGAAGAGCGTTTCTTATTTGCTCTTGGTGCGGGTGGAAACCCGCGCAAAGTGCAATGGTCTGATCGTGAAGACAATACAACATGGACGCCCGCAGCGACAAATGAAGCTGGTGATTTAGAGTTAAACACAAGCGGTCAAATCATGGCGGGCATTAAAGTACGCGGTCAAACGCTTATCTTAACCAGCACAGACGCACACGTAGCAAATTATGTAGGCCCACCATATGTTTATGGTATTGAGCGTGTTGGTTCATCATGTGGTTTAGCAGCAAACCAAGCAATAGCCGCAGTTGACGCTGGTGCATTCTGGATGGGCGCACACGCATTCTACAGTTATACAGGTGGAGCTGTGCAAGAGGTGCAAAGTGAAGTTGCGGATTACGTGTTTAGCGATATGAACCGAGCGCAAGTAAGTAAAGCATTTGCTGTGACCAACAGTAACTTCGGAGAGATATTCTGGTTTTACCCGTCTGCTGCATCTACAGAAAATGATAGATA